ATAAACCGCCTCAAGAAAAACCTCGTCGCTGCAACGAACTCTATTTTGCTTTTCAATATTAGTCACTTCAGCCATAATTAACCTCCAATAGTTTCCAATTTATTTCACGGTTTCGGTCACACGACCTCAACCACCCGTGTTGTATTGGTATTGTATACTGCTTATCGGCATTGTCAATAAGACGACTTTAAAAATTTTAGTTTTGACCAACGATAAAATCATAAACTTCTTCTTGAAAATTTTTATCTGTAGATATATTTTTTATTATATATTGATTTTTGGGTTTTTTATTTAAAAAATTTTGAATATTATTATTAATATTAATTGTTCTATTTAAATGATCTCCTGTCCAGTTTAATTTTTTCATACTATGAACTTGTTGATTAATATCTCTAACTAAAAAAACATACTTTACTTTGTTAAAAATATTATCAAGTATATTCAAACAAGAGAGGTCTTGTGACCATCTAATCTCTTTAAATCCAACATATTTGCAATTAGTATCAAAAAAATTTATTAGTGAATTTTCTAATGATTTTTGTAGCGAAGATATTTTTTGGGGGGGGTTATACCATTCTGATCCTATATAATTATGGCGATTATTATTCTTATTTCTTGTTTTTGATGATAAGTGATTATAATAATGTATTTTAGTTAATAATTTTATAGTATGAATCGTGGAGTATATAGCTCCATTATTTTCTCCATAAAAATGGAAATTAGGCTTTGTATTCAAATATGATATTAATGCTGAAGAACCGCACCTACCAGCACACATAATTACAGTAAAAGTTTTCATTTTATATATTTTAGCTAATCGAAAAACTAAACAAATCTAAAAAACATTTTTATATACGCATATTATCATATCGTCTATACATTCTACTTTAGCGGTATCGACTTGACAAGCCGTATTCTTTAGATACTCTGTAGTTTTCTTGTGGTTGTAATATTTTACTATATCCTATCATATTTTCTGTTTTCCATTTTGTGCGATCATTAATTGATTTAAAATAGTATTCAGATAATTTGTATAAAGGTATTTTACTTTTATCACCAATTTGATATTTATTTTTATGTATATTTAATTTATATAATATTGATATAAGCTGAAGTATGTCTTTAGTATTTTCGATTAAATCTTCATACCTTATAAAGATATAATTGTCCACTAAATAGGGCATGTACAAATACAAGAACTCAACCTTATCTGATCTCATATCAAAAATATCTGCATATTTTTTTTTGGTATACCAATGAGAGTCGCAAAAAGATCCGTGTGGAGTAATTCCTATATTGGATTGCCAAGGTCTTATATCTATTACATTTTTAGATGATAGATGATATGGCATTTTACGCATACCTCCTATCCAATTATAAATATTTCTAACTATACCTATAAACAGAGTATTTTTAGCGATATTTAATTTTTCCCAATCACAACACCCAAAAAAATGTTTATGTTCATACTTCCATGTTACTGGTATATCAAAAGATCTACTAATTAATTTTTCTAGCCACTTAGTACCAGAGTGTCTTTCTCCATATATCGTAAAATTTTTGATACTACTGTTGTTTATTGTAGTATAAAATTTATTGTATTTAAATAGTTCTACTGTAGCCATGTAATATTTTAAATGTTGGAAATCTTAGACTAATGCCACCATCTTGATTTTTGGTTTCTTCAAAATATTGCACAGTGACCGTCTTACCAAGAATCTTATTGGGATTTTGGTAAAACTCCTTACGTTGTTCAATAGTAAAACCACTGCCAACTCTTACAAGGTGATCTTTATGCTTAATCATTACACAACTAAGCATAATTTCTTCATATTCGGCATTATTCTTGATAGCATTATATCCGGCACAATTCCCCTTCCATGTTGTGTGAACGCTGCAATAGGCAAAGAGATAGCGACGGAAAATATCTTCAGTATTTTGTGGACGAACACTTTCCCAATATTCCTTATATGAAACTACTTTCTCTCGTGGAAAACTAGCAAAGAAAATATCGGCCTTAGTCTTATCAAGAGTGGTATTTTGAACTGGAATTACAGTATTCTCAACAATCATTTTGTTCTCCAATGGGTATGCTCCAAGTATACCATATAGCATCGACTTGTCAAGACGGTTTCTTTAGGTTTTGTAGCCAACTGGTGTATAAAAGTGTAAGGTTTCATATTACGAGGATTGATCTATGAAAAAACAATGTGCTAAATGTCTAAAAAAATTTCCCGCTACAAATGAATACTTTTATAAAGATAAAAGAGCATCGTCTGGCTGTTGTTCTAGATGTAAAAGATGTCATAATAAACAAAGAAAAGAATATTTAATGAATCAAGATAACTCTAATAAGCATAAAGAAAGATGCAAAAAATATTATCGCGCACATAAAAATAAAATAGCAGAATATTATAAAGATAATAGAGATCAAATACTAAAAAGAAAAAAAGAATACAGACATAAAAATAAAAAGAAAATTGCTGAATATAAATATTGGTATCATAAAAATAGGTATAAAAATGATTTACAGTATAGGCTATTGCATAACTGTGGAAATCATATAAGAAAATATCTAAAACAAAATAAAAACGATAAACGGTCAACAGAATTGTTGGGATGTTCTATACTAAAATTGAAGGCATATCTAGAAAAACAATTTGATGATAAAATGTCGTGGAAAAACTATGGCACTTACTGGCATATAGACCACATAATTCCATGTTCAAGTTTTGATTTTACTGATCCTGCCCAACAACAAAAATGTTTTAATTACACAAATCTACAACCGTTAGAAGCCAAAGCAAACATCAGAAAAGGAAATAAAATACTTTAAGTATCTCTACTATCTCCATAGATATATGCCAAAGTCGGAAATCTCAGCGAGATGCCGCCGTCTTGATTCTTGGTTTCTTCAAAATAGTTAACTCGAATAATTTTACCCAAAATATCTTGTGGATTTTTATAAAAGTACTGTCTTTGTTCAATATTAAATCCGCTTCCTACCCTCACCTTATATCCTTTATGTTCGATAGTTACACATGACAGCATCTCTTCCTCACACTCTGCACCATCTTTAACATATCGAAATGGCCCCATCTCAACTTCAAGTACAGAATATTCTGCGTCTTGAAATTCCTTAAACTTTAGCAAATCTTTGCTTCTTTTTCCCTTATAAGGCTCATCTGCTCGTAGCATAAGTCCTTCATACCCATAGTCTTTGCTCTTTTTAATCCACTCTTGAAAATGATCATCATCTTTAATAAGTTCTTGACCAAGCACACTAAGACAAGCACAAGTATTATCTCTCATAACTTCTCGTAGATTATTATAACGAATAGAATACGGACGATTTTTCTCACCCTTCTTATTATAAAACTCGTCGTGAGAGATCATGTCAAAAATCTTAAATGATGGATTGGAAATAGTATGATCCTTCTTTTTAAGTTGTTTCATAACTCCTTGAAAATCCTCATTACCATCATCGTCTACAAGACAAAGTTCGCCATCAAATACTACGTCAGTAACACTTAGATTCTTGATACCATCAGCAACAACACCAAGAGTATCAAATTCTTTTCCTGTACGAGAATAAAAGGTAGTATCTCCATCGCAATCAACAATAGCGACACATCTAACTCCGTCAATTTTTCGACTAGCATACCAACCATCTTTCCAGTTTACAAGTTTAGGTTCGTATTTATCTGCTAGTGCAACACTGAACTCTGGAATATGGTCTGGAATAGCTTTGTTGATAATCTTATCGCCAGCACGAGTTTTCAAATCCTTGTCGATAATACAATGGATCAGTTCCTCGTATTCGGGATAACTATCTACAAAAGTGTTTACTGCACCAATAGCGTCGTGACCAGTAATTTTTCGACTCTTTAGATCATCAAGCAAAGAGAAGAAATTCTTGTATTCTTTCCCACGCAGATAATTTTTCTTTTTGAGATTATCGCTAGTAACATTGTATTGCCACAATGGATGATATGTATACAGTAAAATCTTTTTAGTAAAGATTGCTGCTGGAGAAGAATATCCTCCACAATTATTAAAAAGAATATCTTGCTTATCTTTTGTGCTACTGGTTGATCTTAGATCATCAACCATGTGTTGAACATACTCAAAATAATGATACATTGTTTGCTCCTGTGTTTAGCGTAGTATACCATACGCCAATCCTACTGTCAAGTATCGACAACCTAGTGTTGTTTCTTGAACCGTTTACTTAATTTTGTGACTAAATCGCTTCCTGCTGTTGGGAAAAAACATGGCAAAATAGAATGTACTATTAAGTATACGCCAGCCAGCAAACAACAAAGCCCATAAAATAGAGCAAAAGTCAGATGTTCTATATATGTCATATTATTTTCTTTTAGATGTTGAATCCATTTTTTGTAGAGATTCATTTTGCTGATTCCTATTTTTTGTCATTATTAAATAGTTAACAGCTTTAATTACACCGTCTAGATTATCTCCGAGTTTTCCTAATCCTGTGTTGCATGGTTCGCATAACCAACCCCTAAAACTATCGTCACTATGGTCATGATCTAAACACCATTTGCGTGGAACTTTTCCACAGCACTCACAAATTTCTGGTTTTGGGGGAGCCTCTTTATGTAACTGATTTCTTACTTTGCTATGTTTTTTAACACAACTTCTACACCTACTATCTAAATTATCTTTGTACATACTGTGTTTCGGAAAACTTTTAGAATTCTTGCGTTTACCACAATAAGTGCAGACTTTTCTAGGCATTAGTCATTAGTTACAACAAAAGTATTTAAGACATATTTTTTATACATATAATCTATAGTTGTTTTATACACCTTATTTGTTTTTTGTAGTTGTAGGTTTTGATTAAGTAAATAAATATTTGAACCCAAAGAACCAAGACAAACACCAACCAAAATTAATATAATAGAATTTTTCATTCTGTGTATCCGAATTCTTTTGCTGTTTCTGAACACAAAGTTTTCCACCATCCAAATTCTTCTCCTTTTTTTGTATATAGTTTACCAGGACGGCCAGTAAACTCGCAGGTTTTAGCAGAGATACATTCTGCTGTTTTTATTACCCCTCGAATATAATCAATATTGGCTACATAATTTTTTGAATGGTTTTTTTCGGTCACTACATAATACATTCTGAGCGTTCCAAATTTTTCTTTAATCTGCTCAAAATTGATAGTTAGGCTATTTTCTTTGCAGTATTCTTCACAAAGATAAATCGCTGTTTCTATTATTGGAAACCAGCCTTCTGCACACTCGTAGTAGTATTTATTCATTGTGTTGTTATCCTTTTTTTTCCTTTAAAAGAGGGACAGCAGAGTGAGTTCATACCAACTTCCCAATCGTTTCTGCACAAATCTTCTCAGACTTCTCTGTTGTTTCACTTTCCACATAAACGCGAATGATCGGTTCGGTGCCGCTTTTGCGAATATGGATCCAGAATTTATCCCCCAGGATTTTGGTACCGTCGGTAG